TTTCTCATACTTGACCAAAGTCTTTTGACGCTTCTCAAACTTGCGCTGTTCGATTTCGCTTTTATGTTGTATAAGTAACTTAACCGCATTATCATGCGCTTTGACTAAATCCTTAGGCATGATGAGATTGTCGGTATCGATAGGGATATCAAGCTCGTTCAGCATGCTGATATAGTCTACATAGTAGCCAAAATTGACTTTATTTTTTAAGAACCAATTCTGGAATCTGTTCATTTTGGCAGCTTTGGGGATTTTGTTGATGTCTTGATAAGTCAGGACTTTTTCAATCCCAGGAGCAAGCGTACCACCTCGTGATTTGATGCGACGTTCTAGCTCGTAATCTCTGAAGGACCTATCCGTATTCTTGAAAAATCGTTTATTTTCATGAAGCCATTTCTTTGTTACGACACGGCAATCAACCGCCTTTCTCACATGCCATCCGTCATATTCCATAACATCATAAGCAAGGTCTATAGCCATCCTCCAGGCATTTATTTTCTGCAGGAACTCGATTTCAGAGCGGTATTTATACATGTGCGGCAAATGGTAGTAGCATAATCCACAAGGAAATTCTAAATACTTCAATTCAGAAATCTCTCGAATCTTATTTTCCCAATTGTTTTCAAAGAACACTGTCCCTGAGTAAGCCCCTTGTCCTGTAAAATTAGGAGTCAGACCTGGAGTGTAGACTCCGTACCTTTCGGTTAGTTGTATGACTCGATTGTCGCTCATCTGCTCAAAGTTTGTAAGTTGCATCCTGATAGATTGCTTGCCATTCGTATATCGCGACCAGAATCCGTACGATTGAATTTCAATTCGTTTGCACGTCACAAGCACAATTGCAAAACTGTAGAATTTATCGTAAAAGTCTAATCTGCTCGACTTTGTCAGACGTTTTTCGATGACCCTACAGCCTGCACGATCGCTCTGAATGGTTTGAGATTTGTTAGACCATTTGATGGTCGGGATCTGCGAACAGCACCAGTCAAAGAATTTTTGGGGTGGCTTCAAACGTCCAGCAATTATTTTTTGATTTTTTGTCATGCTAGCTCACCAAATAAATCAAGCTGGCCGTCAATAACATTTTTCTGTTTTTTGACTTTTTTAAATTTTGGTTTTTCAGGTTGTTGGCCGACTACTACAGTCGCATGGATAGCCTCGACCTTTTTAGTTTTGCCAGTAAAATACTTATAGACCCAGCCAAATACAGTAGAGTCGTCTACCATCGCACAAGATCCCGACTTATAGCTTTTAGCTTGATTTGCACAATATTTCAAAGCTTCTTTGATGGATTTCTTGTCGGCCAAAACCCCTTCAAAGAGTTTCTCGTCTTCTTGATCACAAATCCAATTGTGGATAGCGTCCTCAGCTGGTCCATGGTCCTTCTTCATTTCCTCTAGTAACTTGGCCAGAGCTTTTTCTTTGATTTCATTCATTTCATTTCAAAAAATGCGACTGCCTTTGTGATAATTGGCTAAATACGGGCAGTCGCTCGTCCAAGGTCACATGACCTTCATTGACGTTTTCTAGTTCGCAGTTTTACAAGAATACCCGGCTTGTTTAATTTTGAGTTGTTTCCATTTTGGAAATAGTTGGTTTTGGGTTATTTTGATTTTTCAACAGCAAACATATCCTCGAATTCATCTGTCTGCTCTTTGAACTTCATCGGGCTGTCCCCTCTGAAATAAAATCCATTGTCATCCAATTCGCCTTTGACTCCCGTCGCCCAAGACAAGAAAATTGAGCCTTGGCAGTCAGGGCAATTCATGAATGTAAAGTAAGATGGGACTTTCCACCGCTTCGCACATCCACAAAACGGGCATTGCAAATCAACATCTACCTTCTCGCTTGGTTTCTGCGAAATCGCTGTGCTTCCGCTAAATTTTGCAGATAACTTGTCCTTCGCTGCTTTGATATTGACAGGATCAATTTCAGCTAACTTCTCAGCATCAATTTTTAAAACGGCCCCTGCATTCTGGGGCTCTTTCTGACTTAAATCCTCAAGAATTTCGTCAGACCCTGTGATTATCTGATAGGCTTTGAATAAGGTTTGATAATCAAGTTCCTGCGCTCTTTCAAAACTCAATTTTACGTCATCTTGTTCAATATAGATTTTCATTCTTTCCTCGCTTTTTCTAAAAGATTACTACCCATTTTTCGGTAATATGATAGGTTCTTGCATATTCTTTCACAGCCATTTCTTCGGCTTGGGTGCGACTATATGCCAAAACATGATAGAAAGCCTGTGTCTGTCTATTGACACCCCAGTTACACCTAATCTCATAGAATTTCAACTCTTTATTGCTAGACCAAAAGTGGGATGACCGCTTGCCTAGCTTGTATGTTTCTCTATCGACTCTCATAATTTGGGGATCGGTCATCAAATCACCTCTACACGCTGGCTCAAAGCTTTCGTTTTGCAGTATTCACAATGGCCGCATGGCTTTGCTTTCTCCTCGCCTTTTTTAACCTTATCAAGACGCTGGATGATCATAGACAACTCAGTCAGCTCATAGCCAAGTTTCTCTTGGGTCTGAAAGACGATGGCCCTGGTATCAGGAGCAGATTCCTTAGTCACCGCGTAAATAATAGGGGTGAACTCTTTCCCGTACTGTTCTTCCAGCATTTTCTTATATGCTGCCATCTGCAAGACATACCCCCAAGCCTCGAACCAGCGAACCTGAATATTTCGGCCGCTTGCTTCGTCCTGGACCCACACCATGCTGTCGATGTCTGATTTTGTGGTCTTAATATCCACGAAATACCCTTTTTCGACATTAAGGCAGTCAATCTTGCCTTTGAATTCCACGCCTTCGATTGAACCTGTGACAGCAACCTCTTTCTGACCGACATAGTAATCCATAAATTGCTTGTCAGCTTCCAAACGCTCAATCATGCGCTGGCCAACCAAGAAGTCAGATTTTAACTGACCTTTGGTTTTTCCAGTTTTTGAAATCATGGCATCTGCATTTTCATCCATGAACTTCTTGTGTGCTTCTGGGCTTTCAAAGTAGCTGTGGACCATGTTTCCGACCAATAGGGCTGTGTTGTCTCTTTGATCTTCCCATTCTCCTTCCAGCTCCGCTAATGCCCGTGCTTCGCACTCTCTAAATCGCTTATATTGCGAGATAGACCAGTAGCGACGTGCAGAAGCTGCTGAATAGTAATCTTTGCCAAGTAAATCTTGTGTCATTCCATTTCCACCCTTTCAGCCTTGCTTTCCGCTCCAGGCATTACTCGGACAATAATCCCTAACTCTTGAGAAATAGCCTTGAATTGCTCTTTGACTTGTCGCATATTTTTTTCAGGGAAAATAATTTCCATATTTTGGTATCGATAACCATATTTTTTAGCCACGTTATCAGAAGCCATATTTTGCGATTTTTGGCCTACTCCTTGTTCGTGGGCACTATTACCCTCCGAACTCGTTTCAGGCTCAAACTCTGGCTGATTTTGGGTGTAGAATTGATTCTGAGCGTTTCTTTCCGCCTCGGCCTGTGCTTGTCTCATTTCGGCTGCGTCTGCGTGTAGGATATTGATAACATCCAAAACGGACTTACCTTCCTTGAGCATGTCAGCGTATTTTTGAGGGGCTAGATCATTATCCTCTGCAATGGCTGTCATTTCCTCGATACGCTTTTTAAGCTCTTCCTCCGCCTTGGCTTTATCAGCTAGGTCTTTATCGTCTAAAATGGCCTGCAGGATATCCTCCAGCTTGGCGCCTCCTTCATAAAGTCGGATATAGACAACTGGGCCAAAGCCTGCCTTGGCAGCTGCTTCTGTTATCTGGATAAGTCCGGCCTCGCGTTGCTGTTTTTTGGTTGCTTCTTCTGCGACCAAATCAGCGATCATTTTAGAGGTCGCTTGATTGATTCGCACATTGTCGGCCATGAAACACTTTTTCTTGCTAAAATCGTCAAAGTAAATAGCAAACAGCTTGATATCGAGATCAACTCCGCTATCTGCGATTGCAGATTCAAAAGCCGCCCTGACTGTTTCCTTGCGAGCTTCTGTCGCTCTCTCTTCAAATTCTTTAATCTGATTTTTGATGTCAGCCTGCAAAGTTTTGATAGGGTCTAGGACAGTATTAACCCATGCTTTCACTTCGTCCAGCGGACTAGAGTAGTCCTTGAGCTGGTTTTTGAGTTCTTGTTCAATCTGACGTTGCACTCGTCCCAATTCGTCTTTAACCTTTGTGTCATCTGACAAGGTTTCTTCTGTCACGATGTAGCCAGCGTATTTCTTTTGATAGGCGGCCAAAGCCTGTTCTAAAACTTCCTTTCCTTGGATTTCGATTTCGGCGGCCTTTAGGACGAAGCCGACTTCTAAATCTGTTACTGGAACGAGCTCGAGGCTATCCGTTACATCTTTTAATTCTTCAGTCATTTTAGAAATCCTCCCCTTCTAGCATGTCCATTTGACCATTTTCTGCCTCCTTATCAATTACTTCGCCCGTTTCTTGATCAAAATCTGGAACTTCATCTGCTGGGTAGCTTGTATCTGTGGTCGTCAACTCCTGGTTGATAACCTCTTTTTTTGGTTTTTCAGTCACTTCTTCAGAAGCTCCAAGGATACTATCTAATGTTTCAGCCTCTTCTCTCACTGGATCAGCTTCTTTCATTTGACGACCATTGTCATACTCGTCAGCAATTGTGTTATTGATTGCTCCAGCGAACAAGTCGCTGTCATTGCTTGTGTTGATAAACATTTTGGCAGCTCGGTTGATAACCGTACGCATGGCCATCTGGTCAGGGAAGTCGATTTGGACATTTTTCGTTTTCGCCTTAGACCATGACTTGTCAATTTGTTTTTTAGTCATGACTTCAAAGAACTCTTCTCCATCAGTTCGAGTGATGATGCAATAAGCAGCAATTATTGGATTATCTGCGTTCTGCCAATCCGTCTCATGTTTGACTAACTTCTTACGCCCATTTTCAACTGATACCTCTAGCGTATCTCCTTCGTAGACAACATTTGCAGTAACATCTTTCACCTCTTGCAAATCTTTAGTAACTTTAATGGTCCCAAAATAAGACATTCTCAATTGGACGTCAGAGCCATATTTGATAAAGTAACATTGCTTTTTAGCCGGGCTCAGTCCTTGGGTTACCATTTCTAACAATGCATTATAAACGCTGTCTTGAGTGCACTGTTGGAGTAAATTCCCGCTATTAGAATTTTTTAGAGCATAATATGCTGAACTCAGTGCATTGCTAACGCTATAATTCGGTGCGATCAGGAGTCCTTCTCCCTTCATCGCTTCGATTCGTGTTGCAACATTTGATGTAACTTGCTTCTGTGTTAGTTCGTTTGTCATTTTGTCTTTCTCCTTAAATTTTAAATTGTGTAAAGCTCTTCGCCTGTTTCATCGTCACAAATTCCTAGACCACCTAGCGCTCTATAATTTTGTGCAACTTGGTTCCAGTAGCTCATATTTTGATAGTATGTTGACTCTGATATTTGTTCGTAACTCATTTCTTTCTTCCTTTCGTTTTCTTCAAATTCCAATTTTCACGCTTCAAGCGTCTGTTTTTGTTTTGCAATTTCAAAATTATGTCTTGTTGTTCGTTGATGATTTTCCCAAGTTCTCGGCCAAGATGGATATAGTCAGAACGCCAATTGTCGATTTCTGCGTGTAATTCTTCAATCATACTTCATCACCCACATATCGACGCCGACCGCATCCAATATACACATACTCTCTTGGGTCGAGCTCTTCTCGTGGTTCGGGCGGTTGCATCATATCCCTGTCGTAATTAAACATGAGCATACACCTTTCCAAGTTCCAGAATTCGTTTCACATATCTGGCCTTGGATGTTAGCCCAAGATCCAGTAATTCGTTTTTTTCTTCGTGATTAGCCAAAAGCCACACACGGTTTTCAAGTTCAATTCTGGTCATCTTCCTGCTCCACCTCTTCAATTTTCACTTCGCTATTTAGACGCTTCATCGCTTCATCTACCGACTTGCCGTCCAGGACATCCTTGAGCACGTGGCTTACATCGTGCATTGTTTGAGCCTTCGCCTTGCTTCTTTCAGTCTCTGGCATCAAGCCCATATCTTGTAGAGCTAGAAACGCAAGGCTGAAAGCGTGCATTTCTTTCTGAAGTTGTTTGATTTTTTTGATTGCTTTTAGTGCTTTAAACATATTGTTCTCCTTTTTTCTTTATTCTCCAACTTTCCAAATTCGACAGCGGGATTCCACTCCAGAAGAAGTCTTGTCTTGAAATTCCCAGTCATTTCCATAAACTCCCGCAGCTTCGTATGAAGCTGATTTCAAATAAGCAATAGCTTCTTCCTTAGTCTCGAAAATAGTAGCCGAATAATCTTGCTTGCCAATTGGCAAAAAGTCTCTTCCAATCAAACTGAAATCCTCGTTTCCAGTTTCAGCATTCTTGACATGGATTGATATAATGTACATCTACATTTCTCCTTGCAGTCTAGCCTTGATATCAAATTTTTCTTTGTACTTGTAGGCAGCAAGCTCCTGCTTCAAATTGTAGTTTTCTTGCTCGAAAGCAAAGCGACGTTTGCGCTCTTCGTTCAGGTCATTCATAAGCTCTACCGCGACCACTCTCCAGTCAAGGCTCACTTCATGGATGATGCCCTCAAGACCGAGTTTTAATTTGGTAAGTAATTTCATTAAGCTACATCCTCCTCATTAGATTGCTTGTTCATGCCTAAAATAATGTCATAGTACGAATGACCAGCAGGGATGACATATCCTGTCAGATCGTCAACTTGAGAACCATCTGCCATGATGTTTACAATTTTTGGTTTCCATTGCTCTTTTTTTCTCTTCATGTTATAATTTCCTTGAATAATTTTATTGGGCGCCTGATTGCCGTCAGGTGCTTTTTGTTGTCTTCTAATCAGATTTTTCCTTCTCGTTTTGAGTTTTGGCAATAAAGTCTGAGTAAGCTTGCTCAAACACTTCTAAAACTTGAGGATCCACAACCACGCCATTAGTTTCAATAATATCTGGTGTAAAATCAATAGTGATTTTTGGTTTTCCGTTCGCAGGCATTTCTAGTCTGAAGCTAGTGACCCCTCTGCCAAGTTCCCAGTCATTGATTTTTACTGAATAACCTGAAGAATTAAGAGATTGACCCTCAGTAGGTTCTTGTTTGGGTTTAATACTTAGTTTTAATTGCTTCACGAGTACTCCTTTCCCATTTTTGCAAAGTCCTAAATTTGAAATTTTTCTCTTTTATTTATTAAGAGAAGTAGGACTTGTTGTTAGTTAATATTTATTGTTATTTAATACTTGTTGTTAGTTAATATTTGTTAGTGTAAAAAATTTGACATGAAAAAATTTGACATGAAAAAATTTGACATGAAAAAAACTTACATCTCAAAAAATGAATCACTAATCGCTTTATCAAGTCGTTGCAACATGATGTCAAACTGGAAATCAGATATTTTTCTATCCGAAAAAAATCGAAATACGTGACTTCCTCCACGGCCTGGAGGTTTTCGTCTAACTTGACGCAAATATCCAGCCTCTTCTAAGATTTTGAAATATTTACTAATAGTTGGACGACTAACACCTTTGCGCTTGGCTATTTCGTCTGGATAGACTTGCCAGTTGGGGTGATTGGCCAAAATAACCATCATGATGCCAACCGCTGTAAAATCCAGCGCAGGATCGTTGATAAAACTATTACTAACAGCTGTGTAGTCATCAGTTGGATTCCTGAAAGATAAACTGGCAATCCAAATCTTTAAAGTTTGTCATACAGTCTCCTTTCTCTTCATTTATTTTCAATCACTTTCTCTCCTTCCTAGGCTGTTTGTTCCATTTCGGGAACGTTTTCGCTAAAAAAAATAGTGATTTTTTCCATTGGCAGTCCGAAAATCTTTGTAATTTTTGCAAGTTCGTCAGCACCAATAGAAACTAAGCCATTTTCACGTTTTGCGTATGGTGTACGTGATTTCCAACCCATTTTGTGAGCCACTTCATCTTGTGTCATACCACTAGCAATCCGTTCAGCCTTTAATCGTTTCAGATTAACTGTCATAACATGTTCTCCTTTTAGTATTATTCGTTCCCGATGTGGAACAATTTCATTATAACTCCAGTCGTTCCATTTTGTCAACTATTTTTTTGAAAAAAATAACAAAAAATGTTTTTTTGTGTTTCTCTTGTATTTGTTTGGGAACGATGGTATAATTGAATTATCAAATAAAAGGAACGAAGAAACATGAGAACTAATGACGAAATCATTTCTCTAATCCAAGAAGAAGCAAAAAAGAAAGGGATGTCTATGAGTGAGCTAGCTAGACGTGTTGGAATAGCTAAATCGACAATGTCTAGGTACTTCAATAAGACTAGAGAATTCCCACTCAATAAAGCTGATGACTTCGCTAGAATTTTCAATATTACTCCAGAATTTCTTTTAGGAATTCAAAAAGAGAATAAAGAAAAACCTGAAATCCTAACTATCTACAACCAACTAGAAGAACCTAGGCAAGAGAAGGTCCTCGACTTTGCCAATGCTCAACTTGATGAGCAGGAAAGCTCTAAGGTTGCTTCTATCTTCGAGAAGGTAAGCAATGAAGATTATATCATTGACTACGTCGAGGGACTGGTTGCTGCAGGTCATGGAACGTTTCAGGAAGATAATCTTCACATGGAGGTAAGGCTAAGAGCTGAAGATGTACCAGAGGAATATGATACAATAGCTAAAGTGGCGGGCGACTCAATGGAGCCACTTATAGAAGATAATGATCTATTATTTATCAGAGTAGCTAGTCAAATTGATGTCAACTCAATCGGTATCTTCCAGGTAAACGGGAAAAACTTTGTTAAAAAACTTAAGAGAGATTATGATGGACGCTGGTACTTGCAAAGTCTAAATAATAGCTATGAAGAAATCCATCTAACAGAAAATGACGACATCCGTACAATCGGAGAGGTCGTAGATATTTATAAGGTTTAAAAAATTTAGCATAATTAAGAAAGGAATATAAAATAATGGCTAAATATGTAAAACGTTGTCCAAAATGCGGCAGTGATCAAATTGAATACATGATGCAAGAGCGCAAGAGCTTCAACGGTTGTGTAGGATGTATTGGGTGGCTTATCGCTTGGCCATTCGTTCTACTTGGATTTGTGGGTAAAAAAGGGAAACACAACTGGCACTGTCGCAACTGTGGATGTGTATTTAAGTCTAAAAAATAAAAAAAGCCCCACGCTCAGAAGTTTGGCGACCGAGAGCGTGAGGCTGGTAATTACAAGAAAGGATTTTCATGGAGATAACCTCGCATGATGTCTTTTCTTGTACCTATTTTATCAAAAAAGGGGTACAAATTCAATGAAAACAACAAATAAAGTAGCTATATACGTCAAGGTGTCTACTACCTCACAAGTTGAGGAGGGGTACTCTATCGATGAGCAAAAAGCTAAGCTCTCTAGCTACTGCGATATTAAAGACTGGAATATATACAAGATATATACTGATGGTGGGTTTTCTGGGGCAAATACTGACAGGCCAGCACTAGAGGGACTTATCAAAGACGCTAAAAGGAAAAAATTTGATACAGTGCTAGTCTATAAGCTGGACCGTCTTAGCCGTAGCCAGAAAGACACGCTTTACCTTATTGAGGATATTTTCATAAAGAATAATATAGCGTTTTTGAGCCTACAGGAGAACTTTGACACCTCTACTCCTTTTGGAAAGGCTATGATTGGGCTCTTGAGCGTCTTTGCTCAGCTAGAAAGGGAGCAAATCAAGGAACGTATGCAACTTGGTAAGATAGGACGTGCCAAGGCTGGAAAATCCATGATGTGGGCTAGGACATCTTATGGATACGACTACCACAGAGACACAGGAACCATTACTGTCAATCCAGCTCAGGCCCTGGCTGTTAAGTTTATCTTTGACAGTTATCTGAGAGGGAGATCCATTACTAAACTGAGGGATGATCTAAATGAGAACTATCCAAAACATGTGCCTTGGAGCTATCGGGCGGTCAGAGCCATACTAGATAACCCTGTCTACTGCGGTTTCAATCAGTTCAAGGGAGAAGTTTATCCAGGTAATCATGAACCAATAATTACAGAGGAAGTTTATAACAAGACAAAGGCAGAGCTAAAAATCAGGCAAAGGACAGCAGCAGAGAACGTCAACCCTAGGCCATTCCAAGCAAAGTACATACTATCAGGCATTGGCCAATGTGGATATTGTGGCGCACCTTTAAAAATTATTTTAGGAGTAAAGCGAAAAGATGG